CCCAGAGGTGTTCAAGTTAGTTAAGAGTGGTGTATTTAAGATGTTCTCTATACAGGGTACCGCTAAACGAATTAAGCTTTAGTGATATACAATGTAGCCAAACCGCGTATAATATAAATAGGAGGTGAGTTATGGATGCCATACTTACTTGAAGACCTGGTGATTAACCGCGTCGACTTAGTTGATGAAGGAGCCAATTCGGCAGCTTTCATAGAACTTTATAAAAGAAAGGAGCGAGGCGACAAGATGGAACTAAAAGACATTATCGCTAAGATGAACCCTGAGCACGCTGCTGTTGTTCAATCAGAAATAGATAACTTGTCTGGTGAGGTCACTAAGGCAAAGGAATCTGCTGCTGCATTAACAATTGAGCGAGATGGTGCAAAAGAAGCTTTGGAAAAAGCGATAGGAGACCTTAAAGTAGCAAATGAAGAGTTAGCAAAAGCTAAATCAGAACTTGATGCATTAAAGGCCAATACTGCAGCCTCTGACGAAGAGGACATTATCAAGGCTATGCCTGAAGAAGCTCGTACATTGTACGCTAAAATGAAAGCCCAAAAAGAAGCTGCTGAAGAAGCAATCCGTAAAGCCAAAGATGCTGAGGCACAGGCTACAGCAATTGCTAAAGCAGCAGAACTAAAGGCTATTCCTATTGAACAAGACAAGCTTGTAGGAATCCTTAAGGGAGCTTCTCCGGAATTGCTCGAAGTACTTACAGCTATCAATAGTGCCGTTGAAAGTACTGTGTTAGGTGAAGTAGGTAAGAGAGCTCCAGGACAAGCATCTTCAAGCAGTGAAGAAGCTTGGGCAAAAATTGAAGCTAAGGCGGATGAGATTGCCAAAGCAAAAGGTATCTCGAAGGCTAAGGCCATCTCTCAGGCGGTAAATGAAAATCCTGACCTGTACAAAGAGTATTTACAAGGAGGTGCTAACTAATGAACAATGCGTATGAAATTCCAAACTTAAGGTTTAGTTTGCCGGCTGGTGCAGACATACCCCGTAGGCGCTTTATTTCCGTGAATTCTTCAGGTGCAGGCGTTATTGCCACTGCGGCTGGTTCGGCCATTGGTGTGTCTATGAACGAAGCTGCAGCAGGTGAGGTTCTAGAAATTGCAGATGGTATAGTTATGGTTGAAGCTGGCGTAGCTATTACTCCGGGGGCTGGTATTGAGGTTGGTACTGACGGTAAAGCTGTTACTAATACTAGTGGTATTGGTATTGGTATTGCTTTAACTGGTGCTGCTGGTGCAGGCAACATTGTTGCAGTTAAAATGCTTAATACTTCTGCAACTAATGGCGCTGATGCTCCGCTCGTTCAAACTTTTGCTTACACTGCAGCTGATTTAGGTGCTGGTGATGACATTACTGACGCTGTTATCGGTGTAGTTCCTGCTGATTACACTGCAACTGTTATTGATGCCCAGGTAATTTCTACTGGTGCTGCCGCTGGTATTGCGGATGAAAAGACTTCAGAATTTCTTCTTGAAGTTGGTGATACTAAAATTGCGGAAGTTACTTTTAATGCAGAAAATGCTTTTCCGGCAGCTGGTGCGGCTGAGGCTATCACATTAATTCCTGCAGCAGTTGAACTTGAAGCAGGCTCAGTATTACAGCTGACTGTCACAAATGATGACGCAGTAAATCTTCCGGTATTCATAGTACAAGTTACTGTTACTTTGACACCTGTAGTTCAATAAGAAAGGAGTGTTGATAAATGCCTAAAATGCAAGATGCCCACATTGATAGAGCGTTAACAAATATGTCAGTTGCATATATGCAGGACGCTAGCAATTATATAGCTGACAAAGTTTTTCCTATTATACCTGTTAAGCGCCAGGCTGATCTCTACTACATTTATAACACTGGTGACTTCTTGAGAGATGAAGCCAAAGTTAGAGGAGCTATTTCGGAATCTGTTGGCGGTGATTACGATCTTGATTCAGCTACTTACTACTGTAAGAAATATGCTTTCCATAAGGATGTTTCTCCAGAGGAGCGCGTGAATTATGATGAACCACTTGATGCAGATAAGGACGCGCAGATTTTCGTGTCCCAAAAGATGCTTATCCGTAGGGAAATGGAATGGGCTTCTAAGTTCTTCAAAACTGGTGTATGGAGTAATGAGATAGCTGGTGCTGACGCAATTGCAACTAATAAAGTAGTGTATTGGAACAAGGACACATCTAATCCCATCCAGGATATAACAGATGAAGCAGTCAAGATGGCGGCTCGCACAGGCTATAGGCCAAATACATTGGTGTTGTCGCCTTACGTATTCAATGCACTAAAGAATCACTTTGATGTTCTTGACAGAGTTAAGTATACAGAAACTGGTGTTGTTACAACGTCCTTGCTCGCGTCACTGTTCGAAATTGAAAATGTGTATGTAGCTTGGGCAGTAGTTAATAACAGTGCTAAAGGTTCTGATGATGATGTTAATTTCATCATGGGCAAGAATGCGTTACTTTGTTACAGTAACCCTAATCCTAGCCTGAGAACACCTTCAGCCGGCTATATCTTTGCTTGGGTTGGTTTAGAGGGTGCTGGAGCTTACGGTAACCGTATCGTTAGAATTCCTATGGACATGCTCGGCCTAGGTGTAGAACGTATCGAGGGTGAAATCGCTTTTGATGCTAAGCAAGTTGGCGATGACCTTGGTGTGTTCTTTAAGGACATCGTAGAGTAATGTTTGTAGTTAGGCGCTCCTTCAGGGGGCCACGAGGACCTATATCTGCTGGCTCTATCATTGAGCCAGCAGATATAAAGAACTTTAGGTACCGACTACAAGAGAAACATATCATAGAAGTTACCGAGCAGAACTTCAATAGCTATCGTGTATTTTTTAAACAGCGTTTTGGAGTAGACATTGGTGCAGCAAAGGAACTTGAAGAACGTAAAAAAATGCTTGCTTCAAAATGTGCCAAACTAAAGCTAGAGCTGCCAGAGGACATAACTATTGAGCAGCTTGAACAAGCAATAATTGACGCTGAAGCAAAGGTTGCTGCAGAAGTAAAAGTTGCAAAAGTTATTACTAAATAGGAGGTGATAAGATGTCTTGGAGTTATTCTGGAAATCCAGCTAGTAGTGAAATAGATGAGCTCCGATTCATTATTGGAGATACAAATATTTCCGAACCTATTATGCAGGATGAAGAACTTGACTATCTTATCACTAAGTATGGATCTAATAGAAATTTGTTGATGTACCAAGCTTTTACACGTGCAGCAACTTTATTTGCTAGGGATATTAAGCGTAGCTTAGGCCCACAATCTGAAGACCCGACAGAGCGCTTAAAGTTCTTTAGGGACCAGGCTAACTCATATAAGTCTAAGCTTGCAATTGCCGGCATATCAGTACCAGTATATAATTATCCCAAGGTATTCCATAAAGGTATGCACAGCAATCCACCTTGGCCAGCAGGCGGTGATAGGAATGTTTAAGAGCTTAAAACCTTGGATGAATTTACCGTTTGTTTTTAGGCCTTGCATTGGTCGCAGCGGTACTGGTACTAAACAGTTTGCGGCTAATGAATCTGGTTTATGCTACGCAGAAGGTTCTGTGAAAGTTGTGAAAGATGCTCAAGGAAAAGAAGTAGTATCTACAAAGCAACTGTACGTCGATGGTAATTCTTCTATCAAAGAACTCGACAATGTAGTGTTCGAGGGACGTGAGTCAGAGATTAAAGCTATCGGCTACTTTTATAGGAACGGACTTGTAGATATGAAGGTGGTGTATCTCTAATGCGTGGTTTTGCAGAATTTTCATTTAGTAGACAGGACATAAATACATTTGCTGCTACGTGTGAGTTTGCTATAAGGAACATTGGCAGAGGTACTAAGAAAGCTACTGAAGCTGCTGCTAAAGAGATAATGGACGAAAGTAAGCGTCAAGTACCTAAATTGACTGAAACATTACTAGCTAGTGCTTTTTATGAAGTAACACGTAGAGCAGATACAGCTGCTACAACTTGGGCCTATGAAGCACTGTTAGGGTATGGCGGTAATGGTGACCCTATAAATCCTGTTACTGGTAAGCCAGCGTCATCTTACATGGTGGCAGTGCATGAAAATTTAGATGTGTTTCACCCCGTAGGTAAAGCTAAGTTCCTAGAGGACCCAGTAAGAGAATACGCTGATAAGAACTTTAAGAGAACTGTGTTTAAATATGCAAAGGAATCGCTAGCAGGCATGAGTGATTAGAAAGGGGGTTGCTA